TGCCTATAAAAAAAGCCACCTGTTAAAGTGGCTCTAAATTGTTTAAGTAAATCTCTCTCGAAACGTAGTTATCTATCTTGTGTAAGGTTGATAAGGTTACGTCTTTGCCTTGTAGGAAGTTGTTTAACTGAAACTGGTGCATCTTTAGTCCTTTGGCTTTTATGTCTTGGACTATTTGGTTTCGTGTTTTTACAAGCAATATCCTATTCAGTTGCTTTCGGAGTGTGTCATCGTCAATGTACATATTATGTCTTCTATGGCTTTTTTATGTTTAGATAACGTATCTAAATATTCGCCTTTGTAAATAAAAATTTTTCTTTCTTTATCAAGAATTAACTTTTTGTGGATTCTTCTATGCTCCGATACTGTCATTACTAACACATCTTCTAAATATAAGTCATTGTAATTCCAATGATGCAATTCATATCCTTTAGGGCATTTTTTATTTCGATGTAGGTTCTTATAAATTTGAGTAGACACCCAAGGCTTATCAACTATTGATTTTTTATAAGCTTCATAATAGTTCAATCGCTTATACTTTTCCCTGCCTCTTTCTCTTTCTTTTTCTACATACAACTCATCTTTTGATAATTCCCTGTGACGATTAGCTGCTTGTGACTTACAACATTCCTTACACTTATTTAAATGACCATCTGCCATTTTTGAGTGCGTGTAATAATTAGAAACTACCTTCTCAATATTACATATAATACATTTCTTTGCTTTCATATTAATATAACTTAAAAAGGTAGTTTTTGTTTTCCATTCTAAAAAGGTAAGTCCGAATCAATACTATCTCCAATTGGTCTGCGTTCCTCAGTCGGAGCTACATACGGCTCGCTGAATGATGCTGAGAAGAAACTGCCTGCTTTGCCTTGCTTTACCCAAAGAGCAACTTCCATTTCTTTTCCGTTTACGTTTACTTTACCTCTGTAATCAGGGTGCTTGTCGCTCGTCTTTTTGTCGTTTTTAAAGATTGCTCCTGTGTTTAACTTGTTTTCCATTATGTTTATATTAATTAAGGTTACAAAATATTGCGTAGATTATTAGCATTAAACCTACTGCGAGAATAGCCATAGTTCCATAAGCAGCCATTTCTTCTCGTCTATCGTCTTTGTTTAGTTTCATTGGTTTTGTTGGTTTAAAAATTATGTTTATAATTGTCATTTTCAGCAAGTAATTTATATAATTCAAATGCTCTCATTCCAGTGATATGTGAATCAGTTGGAAAAAAATACTTCCATCCTTTACTCATTCCATTTGGAATATAATAAAAAAATGCAACTCCAACTTTACCGCTTGTTTTTTTAAATATTACTGTTGCTGAATGGTCACTTGTTGGAATAATCTTATCTATATGAAATGTTTCATTGTTGTAATTCATTTCACGATTACTATTAGAAAATCTTTCGGCAATTATTCTTACTGACTTATCTAATTCTATTGCTATTTGTTTGTTCAATGTTCTTGTTGTTTAAAGGTTTTTACTTCGTCTTTTAGTCGTTCAAGGTACAAACAGAAGTCCATAGCCTCTTCTTGAGCGTGATTAAGCCATTCTAACGCACTTAAATCAGTTCGTGTTAACATTGTACCGTACTTCTCTATTCCTCGTTGTGAGCGGTCATAAAACTTGCTCATTACTTTTAGGACAATCGGGTCTTCTACTTTCTGGTTCATAGGAATTTCATTAAGGCATTGTAATACTCACGGCAAAGCTCTATCTTTTCTTTGATGGCTTCGATTACTGCTTCGTCTTTTTGTACGTAAAACACTTTTACTCTGCGGTTTTTAGGCACTTGACTGAACTCGTGTTTGCGTAAAATCTCCTCTCGCAAGTCTAAGTCCTCTTCAATCTTATGCAGTTTCCAATGAGCTCTGCGTATTTCGTCTTCAACCATATCAATCGGAGTATCTACAAGGCAGTAACAAAGCATTGATTGAGTCTTTCCAGTCAACCACATATAACCCTGCAGCTGAAAAAAATAGTCTTTGTTTGGAATCTCGGTATCAAAAAACGGAAAGGTAGTAGCATCCCAACTTGATTTCACGTCTAAAAGTACTTCATCCGTGTTTACGTCAGGTGTTCCCTTTATCCAATCATTCTCGAAGTACTCTTCATTCTTGTAAATGAATTTTACGTCTAAGACATCATTGACAAGTGAGATAGATAAATCCTCAACTGCATTACCTTTGTCTGTGTAACGGCTTGAAAAGTCCTTGCGGATGCCGTATTTCTCTTCTAACACAAGTTCGTGGATGTAAGTTTTAGCAGTTTGGCTTAGTAGTTCGCTTTTAGAGCGTGGTGTAGCCATTATTTTTCCAATGGCAGAACATCGAATCTTGAGAGCTTTCATAGTGCGTTGAGCATATCAATTTGACCATCAGTTAATGAGAATGATGCTTCGAGTTTAGCTCTTGTGTATTCGCCTTTAGCAATGGCTTGTACTGCTGCTGCAAATCGCTTTTGGTCAATGGCAGGTAGTTTCTTTTCTTTCTTCTCCTGTTCTCCTGCACCATCCGTGTCTTTGTCCGTTACTAAACCAAGAGCAGAGCTGAGTGCATACCTGCGGTAATAGGTAACGCCAGAGCCAAAGGACTGAAAATCATTCATACCTTTCAACTGAACATAAGGGATAGCTATTGAGCTTTCGATGTGTTCGCCAGTCTCAACGTGGAATACCATTGTAGCAATGTAGTTAACATCGTCTTTGGTGTGTAGTGTTTGAGTAAATCCAAGTCCGTGTTTTTTTAGCAGCGGATTGATTACTTCAAAGATTTTAGGCAAGTCAGCGTAAGAATAGCCATAGCCTTGTGTTGCCTTGTGGATTACAGGCACTTCTTGTTGGAATGATGCCAACGATTTTAATAAATTCTTCATAGCGTAAAAATTAATTGTTTATACAAATATATAGATATTATTTTAAATACTGTCTTTTTATTATATTTTTTTTCAAAGAACCCCAAGTACCCATTTTAACTGCGTGTAAACAATTTTGACTTTGTGTACACCACTCAAGATTTTCAATTCTATTATCTTGTCTATTTCCATTTATATGATTTATAACAGGATAATTGTTTTGATTTTCAATGAATGCCTCAGCTATAATTCTATGCAGCATAACTCTTTTAGATTTATTATTTACGGTTAGTTTTATTCTCAAATAACCCTTACCATTGTCTCGTGGATTTAAATAATAATCATTTAGATAAGCTTTGTTTACACCTCTAAAACTTCCAACTCTTTTGACATTACCAAAATTAGATACTTGATAAAACCCCTCGTATCCAATAACGTCTTTCCATATTTCCATAAAATAAAAAAGCCTTAACGCTTTCGAGGTTACGGACTCTACTCACGTTAAGGACTTAAAATGTTTTAAATGTAGCCGTAACTCTACAATGCTAATATAGCTATTTTTCTAATTGTTTTGTTTTTTTCTTGTATTCAGTTATTAACAATTTCAGTTCTTCTTTTGTCCATTTCTTTACAATGTTTCCATTATTTTCCAACCATTCAACACGTTCAACACCTATCTTTTGAATAAGTCTTTTACGATACTCAATTTGATTCCCTGAAAGCATAACGTTACACTTATAGCAAGATACCCAAACATTATCTTCATTATATCTCACTGCAGAATGACCTCCTGCACTTAAATAGTGAGATGCGTGTTTGACTCCATTTATTTTTTTTCCGCAGCTAATGCAGAGTTCGTCTTTATCTCGCAGCCTGATAAACTTATTGAATACCAACTGAGCTGCTTTAACAAGGTCTTGAACCGTCTCTAAATCCTGCTGCATTGCTTTTTTCTTCTTTTGCCAATTCTTTACTTTGGCTTCTTGCACCCAAGCATCAACGCACATTTTGTTTAAGCAGTATTTTGCATTAAACCGCACAGGTTCAAACTTGTTTTTGCAATTACGACATCGAGGCATATTCATTTAGTTTTAATTCATAAGCTAAATGCGCTTCATATTCATTATCAAAATATCCTAAATGATTAAGTTTTCCGTTTATCTGAATACTTGCAATAAATTGTTTTTTTATCTTATGCCAACAAACACCTGTGTATTTACTTGCATTTTTTCGTTTACTTGTATTTTGTCTATGAGTTAAAATTTGCAGATTTTCAAGTGAATTATTTAATTTATTGTTATCTATATGGTCAATTACAAATTTAAATCCGCTTGGCTTATGATTTAAAAAAGCCATTGCCATTAATTGATGCACTCTTTTTCCTTTAGTTTTTCCATTTTGAGACAATGTAACACCCCAATAGTTACTGCTTAATGACTGTTTTAATTCTTTATTTGTCTTGAGGCTTCTCACTTTTCCGTTGTTACTTACTTCATACTCTCCTTCATAAGTAGGTACATCTTTCCAAATTTCTTTCATATCAGTCAAGTTCAATTACTTCGTCAATCCATTGGCGAAACAAAATCTGCAACTGAATTTGCTCGTCAAATATCTTACCTGCGTTCTCTCCGTCTATTCGTAGGATTTCTCTATCCACCTTCTGAATTTCGTCTGAAAGCATATTTGCTTTGCGTTTTAGTCCTTGTTTAAAGACGTACTGGTCGTTTAAATCTTCGATGAAATCAGCCAACACAGGAAGGAAGGCGGTCAATGCTACTAATTTTTTTGTCTTTGTCATAACTCGTTTTCTATTTTGTTAAATTTAATTTGGTTTTCTAATTCTTTGATTATTCGTGTTTGCTCAATGTTTCGGTTAGCGAGAATTGTA